TGCTATATACTTGTAAGGGTAGTTTGCTTCTTTGATAGCAGTACCTATTGCTTTGAGTTCCTCTATACTATTTACTTTAAGCTTGAGTGCATCTACATAATCACTCCCATCTTCAAAGTCAAGAATTAAACAATTTTCTAGTCCAGCAAGCAATGTAGTCTTACCTACTTTGGGTTTGCTAAATACAATAAGCTCCTTGGGTGATTTAATACTAGCCTTCACAGGAGTTAAAGGCAATTGTATAACAGGAATTTCACTCATTTTTCTTTCTTAATAAGGTTGTTTAACCAAAATTTATTACTTACAGGTTTGTTCTGTACTATAGCATAAAAGTCTCTCAACGTCATTGTAGAAATATTCTCGTCTTTGTCGTCATCGAGTTCCAAGTCTAAACCCATTTGATACTCTTCTTTACCTTCTTCCTTCTCTACAATCTCTGTAATAGTAGGAACAAGTCTTTCTAAATGCTCAATGGGTACAGACCAACTTTTATCTGATACATGATTTACTTTCTCGTAGTTAAATCCAGCTACTTTATCTTTGTTAAGACGATAATAAATTGGTTTGTCTACGATATTACCTTGTCCATCACAGAATGTTTTGTAATCCTTCTTATACATTATATAAATAAGGTTGCCCTTAAATTCGTCTGTAAAGAATAATACATGGTTGGGTAAGTCACGATGTGCTTTAGGAGCAACTTGTGTTGGTCCCACTGTTACATCATACGTTTTTTCTAAATCATTGATTGCATAATCTACAATCAGATCTTTTGCGGTTTGCCACGCGCTCTTTTTTTGTGTCATAATTAGAATATTTGATGAATTTTACTTTTAGCAAAATCTGTTTTAAATAATGTTAAGCAAGGATCTCCATTACGAACTTTTAAAAAATGGATTGCCAATGTATCTAATTCCACAGGTATCTTATCTGGTCCATAAAATGATAATCCATACTTAGCAGGTCTATTTATACCAATGAGAATATCAGTAAATTGTAATAATGCATCTGCACCAAATACATCGCTGTCTTTGACGAAGTTTCCAATACTCCCTGGCTTTAATCGCTCAGTAGATTCGATTTCTCTATTGAGTTGACTAAGCACTATAAAGATTACTGGTAATTGCCTGCGTGTTTCAGCAAGCATGTTGCCTAAATTATACAAGGTTTCAATCCTGTCTTTTTCACTTGCACTCTTCTTTAATAAAAGACTATGGTCAATGGTGATAATAGTGGGTTTTTTCTTTGTTTCTATAAACTCAAAGATTTTATCCTTCATTTTATCTACTGTAAGAGGACGTTCATATGTGAAAACATCACGCATTTTATTGGCATCGCAATACCGAATAGCTGCATCAATATCTGTCATATCAACTGGTCCTCCAATAGAGGATAATTTACGCACATTAATACCAGTGTTACCACTAATCTCTCTTAATGCAATATTTCGGGCAAGCATTTCAAACTGAAAATCTAGTACACAGAAATCTTGTTCTGGATTTAATCTAAATGCTTCCCTTGCAATCATACTACCAATGAGCGTCTTACCACTACCAGGTCTACCTGCAATAACTGTTAAGCTATTCCATTCTAAACCATCCATGCTGATGTCATTGAACTTTGTCCAAGGTGTCTTGACACTTTTAATTTCTCCTGATCTACGCTTCTTTACATATTCAATAGCTTGAGAGTATGCTTCTGAAACGTGGATAAAACCTGACTCTTTTAGAGATTTTGTCATAGGGCTAATATAATAATAAAATTTAAACTTTAAAAATTTACCATCTTATTTTTTCTTTCTTGTATTCAACTAGATACTGATTAACCTTGTTAAATATGTCATTACAATCCCAATCTTTAGCTTTGAGATACGCTGCAAATGCAGGATGAGTACTAGTAAACACCTTATGTTGATCACCAATGAGTGTTGCGTATTCTTGAGCTTGTTTGCCCATAAGCATCCATATAAGACCTGACTGATTAAAGTTAAGCATGTCTATGAGATACAGCATAAATGGTTCCCATATATTAGTATGTTTACCCACCTTGGTTAGCTCAGTACTCAACGCAGTGTTTATACATAAAATTCCTTGACTAGACCATCTACTCAAATCATATCTTGTATCAACATTGGTTATATCTTGATCTTCATAAGGTACATCTTTTTCAATAGCTCCTAGTATGTATCTCAAGGATGTCTCTGGTTTCTTTGTGTTTCCACAACTAAATGCAATGCCATCAGCTACTGTGGGTTGAGGATAAGGATCTTGACCTAGAATAATAACCCTGGTTTTATCTAAAGGACATAACTCAAAAGCTGTAAACAGTTGCTTTAACGACGGGGTAAACCGCTTGCCTTGAGCATTCTCATTTATAAGAAACTCTATTATTTTTTGAAAATCATCAGACTGAAGATGTCCTTTTAGTAGATTAGCCCAACCACTTGGTCGTAGTTTGTCAATTAATTTAATTTTAATTTGTTCTGGAGTCAATTTCTCTCTAACTTCGCTCATAAATTTAATAAGTTTAAACTATGCCTAACACTTATGTTGACGTAATAAAGAAAAACGTAGTAATTAACGTATCTTTTACTTTAGCTGACGTCACAGCTCTACAAACAATCTTGCTCAAACATCTTGAACACAAAATCACTCTTGATGACAAATCCTGGAATACAATCGAGGACTTGTGTACTAAGGTTGATCAGTGCGCCAAAGACCAAAATCTAACTGAATCTAAAGAAATCTCTTTCTAATGAACTTGACATCAGACAAGATTGAAATATTTAAAGAAGATGCTGTAATAAACATCAAGTTTAATCGTGATTTTTATCAACGTCTAGTATTACTTCTTCAAAGTACTTACAAAGAGAAAACTGAAGATGAACTACAAGAAGCAGGTCAACAAATCGAAAGCAAAAACATCAAAGATGAATGGGTATTTCATTATGAAACAATGCTATATCTTGTTAAGGGATCTGAAGAGTATGCTCAACATAACAATTTAACAGAAATAATTGATCTAGACACTTACAAGAAGAAGATGGAGACCAATATTGAACCTCAATAAAGGATACATCCAACATCATTACCTATTTCAATACAAGCTTCAATACCCATGCTGAGCTGGTCTTTACTACAATCAGCAAAGCTCTTTACTATTTCAATTGCTTTACCAGTGTTATCCTTGGATTTAATTGTAAGTCCAGCTTTTCTTTTTACTTCTAACTTTACATCTTCAAAATCATTACCTGTGCAATGTGCAAGCTCTCTGATAAGAGCATGCACTTTTGCTAGTTGTATCAAACTGTGATTGTCTTTGATTAATTCATACATAGCACTCACCCTATTACCAGGTTTGAGTGCGTGTAGCATACGATAAAACTTCTGTTCTTCTTTAGGAGAACTAGGACTCATCACGCCCTTCTCATCTACTACATAGTCAATGATGGTATACATTACTTATACGTTATTTTAGTTCTGTCAAAGTCTTGTAGCGCACTCCTTACCCAATTAGCATCCACAGTCTCATGAAACATTAATATATGAACTGAAGCTACCTCATCAGGATTAAGCCTAAGCAATCGTCCTATACGTTGAGCTGCCTTACGTTCATTACCATAGGAGTGAAGAATAATAGCATGTTGTAAGTCAGGAATATTCACACCCTCATTTAACTGCAAGACACATGATAACACATTAATTTTACCCTCTTTAAACATTTGTAAGTTCTGTTCTGACAATGGATGACCACTGTAATATACATAGTTACACAATCTATCTGCTTGATCTTGAGTATTGCAAAAGATAATGCATTTACCTTGAATTGTCTTTAACAATTTCTTGGCGTATTCTTCTTTGCTTCTGTAATCCATCAGAGTACGCATTCTCCCTATCCTGTTGAATTGCTCTTGACTTGGGTTACTACTTTCATTAACTCTCTTGACCCAGTATTGATAATTGTCATACTCGCTAGTATTCCATGAATTACCTTTGACCTTTACTTGATGAGTGTTCAATCTGCATAAATTGACTGAGTGTACAGTTATCCTGTAATCATTTAATATGCTATCCTCAACAGCTTCGTCTGTAAAATAATTAAATTTGATAGGACAAAACTTGTTCACCATCATACCTTTTATACTGCGATGTTCTCTAGGTGGAGTACCTGTGAGTCCAATAATTCTACTATTGTATGCAGTAAGCCACAATTCATGACTATTCAATAAACTATGGCACTCATCTAGATATACTACATCATAGTTGAAAGACTGTTTATGCAAACTCAAGTAGGTGGTCACTACCACTCTATCTTTTAAGTAGCTCAATCCAAACTTATCCATGTCTTCAAACCAACTGGTGAATATGCTTTTTTTGGGTGCTACTACTAAAAATCTAGCGTCGCTGTTTTGCTCTTTGAGATACCAATCCATATGTTTAAGACCTATGTATGTCTTACCCACACCCATTGAAATTGCACAACCTATGCGCTTATTAACTTTAATAAGTTCTAAAGCTTCTTGTTGTATCTGCTCTCGTTTAGTATTTAATTCAAGTGGGTTCATGATTTCCTATATCTTCATTTAATACTTCTTCATCTATTTTACCAATAATATTGTACGCATCTTCTAACGCACGACGAAAGTGTTTTGACCTAAATTCTGATGGACAATCCTCATCAGCGTTGTTTGTAATATCGATTAACGCTTTATATACGTCATCAAAGTATTTTAGTTTAATAGAATCGGGTGTTTTCATACCTCTAACTTTAAATAAGCATCTTCATTCCAGCAATTGACTAAGTTTTGCCAGTAATCGTCTTCATTCTTAAATCGTTCAATTACTCGCACTAATTCTGGGAATCCCAGTGCTATTTTCGCTCTATTATGAGGATCTAGAGCGAGTATTGCATTAATAAGGGCAGTCATTCCACTACCCTCAAGTCCTAATTTATACATGCAGAACATCTTTTCTGCTTCAGTCAGCATCTTCATTTTGAATTCTTGATATTGAATAACCTAACTCCTTGGCCTCTTTAGGGTGCAGTTCTATCCACTGGTGACAGGTTCTACATACAGCTAACCAAGTTAATACATCCAAATACTTTTTACTCCTCCCTGCTTTATGATGTATATCAGTAGCGTGGGCGGTACATCCATCTAATCTAGCTTTACAGAATGGGTTGCGAGATAGAAATTGTTGTCTTGATACAGAATAAAGTTGATCTAATACAGCGCGTTTGTCTGACTTACCTTTGAGTGGCATCTTTTGTTTAGGAAATTTTACTGGTGTTTTTTTATACCAGCAATTTTTGCAAAACTTTTCACCTTTGTGGTTTTTCCATATAATCTTGGACTCTCCACACCCACTGCATTGTTTTGGTTTACTAATCATTCGTCATAGTTTTCAGCGTCGAGGTCTGAAAGTGTATCTGAGTCTGACTCATCAAGAGTTTCTTCATCTTGATCTTCATCTAATCTTATTTCTCCATAAATTAATACACTCCCGACGAATGGATTACTAAATTCATCGCCATAATTCATAGACATAAGATATTGAAAATCATCATCATTCATTCTAAGATACACTTCCAAAGAAACCTCTATAGATTTTCCATTTGGTAGGTTGATAATCATTATGTTATAGGATAAAACAATATGACTACCAAACTACCAATATTTGATCTTAAACTTTTCAAATTTACAAAAAATATGGGATTATAACACTATAAATTAATATCTCTTATCACTAAATCGCCATTAAGATTTACATCTATTTTTGTACCTACTTTAGCTTGCCAAGCTTCTATTTTCATTCCCTTGACATAATCTTTTGCATTTGGGATAAACCCACAATCTTCTTTGACGTGCTGTTCGCCTAATACTCGAACAGGTATTTCTTTGGTAACACCTCCAGTAAGAGTGATTTTTATACTCACTCCAAATTTCTGTTCACACTCAAAGATACCCTCAGCATGATGCCTGAATACCCGATGTCTTACATCAGGTACCCAAGCTTTTGTTTGATCAAACCAATTATGAATATGTATATACTCTTCCCATGTACCTCCGTGCTTCTTAGCACTTGACATGGCATGATGCATAGGCGTAGCCATAATTAAACTTTTGGATAGTGTCTACGATCATCAGCCCCAATCTCATCAAAATCTTCTTCATCTTCATCATGTTCTTCACATTCTTCATCATCTTTTTCATCAGAACCTGCTTCTTCTACTTCCTTCCATTTATAATCATCATCATCTTCATCTTCATCTTCTGGTTCAGTAAATACATGATCATCATCTTCATCTAGCTTAACACCTATATCTACACTCTGATTTTCTTCTTGAACATAATCAAAATGATCCCACTGAAAGCTCTTTGGACTAAGCATTATAGAACCGCGACCACCATCATTGTTGTAAAACCCAGATGCTTGTGATTCAATAAGCTCCCAAATAAGACGATCTACAGAATCTATTTGTGAATGATCAAAATTAAAATCAGCATGGGTATCCATATGTAAATGCACATTATCAGTGCAACCAGAATCACCAGAACCACTATATTCAATAGTAACATCCTTGACATGCTCTATGCTAAATAGTTCATTAGGTTGTTCAAAGAAGTATTCCCATAAATTAAACTGGTAAGAATCTAACTGCTCTTTCATTTGTTCTGTATAGCAGTTAAGGTATATTGGTTTAACTAACTTTTCTTCTGTTGTTTTTACATCTGCTGTTTCTAGTTCATCACAATCAGGATAAAACAACTCTATCCAATTGCTGTATACCATATCAAGTGGCATAGTACCGCGTTCTTCTGGATGTTCGTCTTTATTGTCTACTTTATACAAAGTAAATGTTCCTGTAATCATATCAATGCTGAAGTGTTGATCAAACTTCAATGGTAAATGAATTGCGGGTATGTCTATAAACTTACGCGCATTCACAATAGCATTAAACACACTACCTAAATCGTGATAATGTTTAGTCTTAACACCCATAGAAAGAATAGGAGCACGCGCTCTAAACTTTTGAAATGCAGATTGATATCGTATTAATTCATTGACAAACTCTTGTGCAGAACTTAGTTCTCCATCATCTGAGTAAGGTAGTATAATTGTTGTCTCAAATCCATTTTGAAATTTAATAGTTAAGGTTCTTGTAAGCATTATTCAATTAATTTAATTGTTTGTAATTCACCAGTTTTAATAGCAGCTTCTAATTCCATCCAATAATTAATAATGTTACCACCACCTAATACCAATATTGTTTTGTATCCACGTTTTTTTGTACCCATTTGTTTAATTGATTTGATTCTCATTTTGTAATCAGACCAACCAGAAGGTAATTTGATAGATTCTGTAAATCCAGGAGCAGTGTATACGTATACATAACTACC